TACGTATAGACGTCTAAACTTCCAAATGTGTGTGCTTCTAGACGTCTAAACTTCCAAATGTGTGTGCTTCTAGACGTCTAAACTTCCAAACGTCTTGACTTCTACACGCCCCTAGGGCCAGTCCGGGCTAGCAGTCGTCCATGCGTCGTGAGGTTTAAAATGTGTGCCATGTTAGTATGTTAATAAATTTATTAAATTTTCTGGTAAGTTAACTTATTAAATTTATTAAAGCGCTCATAAAGTATTTAAGAGCACTCCTAAAGTATTTAAGAGCGCTCTAAAGTATTTAACGCTTGATATGCTCGTATATGGTTATCCGAGCAGTGTCCCACGCCTTCACAGTCACCCATTTATCAAAACGTTTCACTAAATACGCAGTATTAAATTTGGCGTCTGGTTCATTTATTAAAGTTTCCAAATGAGTAACGACCGCCCGATGGACGTGCGGAAGTACCTGCTCGTATACATTAGCTCCGCCTACAAAGCAAATGCTTTCATCTAAGCGTAGTACTTCATCCAGGGTCATACCTATCGAAGGGTCTGAGCTGAGCACAATTAGTTTACGGCCTGGTAGAGGCTGAGGTCTGCTGTCTTTACACCAGCCAAAGCTCTCTGCAGTCTTTCTACCAGCGACAATTGTCTTGCCTTCAGTATACCACCGGAACCACGCCATATCGTGAGGCTCGTGAAAGCCTAGGTTTCCGTTGGTGCCTATGTACCCATAAGGGTCTACTGCTACTATTAGTTCACGTACATTAATACTCATACATCGTATCCTGTATTTCTGTGTTTATGTGTCATTCGCTCACGAGTAAATCGCTCTTGTGGAGACTCGTGATGCCTCATTAGTTCAATTGTGTTAGCTGCAAAATTACGTAGCGCGTCCGCTCCATGTGAGTATTCATCGTGCACAGGAGAGCTCTTCCATACTTGTAGTTTATCGTCGTACTCCTTCGTGTAGTTAAGTAAACAGTCTATTAGATAAATACAACGTTTGTCTATAACCAGGTGAGGTATTATGCGGCGGATGCACTCGATGCCATGCTCTATTCCCTGGCGAGGCAATGTGTCTAGGCGCCAGGCTAAGCTATTGTCGCGCTTGTACTCTCTTATGATTTCCATGCGCGTCTTTGCTCTACCGTTTGAGTGCTGACTACCCAGCTCACGAACTTCTATGTCGTGTGGGAAGCGGACTGACCTAATGTTATAGCCAGAGTCTCTGATTCTGTCCATGTAATGAGCTAAACCCATGCCATTGTTCCAGTACTCATCAAAGATTCGCCATTCACCGTTGTGCCATTGAGTGTATAACAGCACGTAGTAATCGTCAACACCAAGGTCTACGTACACATCAACAGGTAAGTTAGGGTCGTATACACCTGAGCGAACTTTGCCCTTGCGGACTACGTGCTCGTTGTAAGCTCTAGCGAAGTACGTGCCGTCACGTGAGGCTGTAAATGCTTCTTCTGGCGTAGCAGGATACTCCTGGAATATGTCACCACCCAGCTCTCTGCGCTGGGCTATCCAGAAGTTCTTCTGTGTGCGCGTGAGAGGCTTATTTAGCTTAACCTCTAGCTCCTCGAAGTACTTGCGTGCCTCATCATCAATAGTCTGGTCCTGCTCTATGTTACAGTCTGGGTCGTTCACCCAGGATAAGAAGATAGGATAGAAGTCTTTAGGCGTCATCTGATTAGAATGCAGAGCTAATATAGCTTCGTCCCACATTGTCTTGAACTCGTTCTTACCCTCAGCAGTTGACTCGATTACGCCTATCTGGCCTTTACCTAACGCCTGGAGTGTACCCGTCTTTACTTCTTTAGCTCGCTTTGGGTATTGATTAGCTATCTTACCAAACTCAGAGATATGTAAGCGCTGCAATGTAGCAGAACGGAAAGACACACGTATGAATATAGTAGACTTGTTAGAAAATGAGAACTCTTTAGAGTTATCTTTCTCTAGCGTCACGCCTATGAAGTTTTTTACGTCCTGGTCTAGAGTGTCCCATAGAAACTTAGCTCTTTCTAACAGCGTTGATGCTTCATCTGTACCTTGTGCCATTAGACCTAAGTTAAGGAATGGACAGAATACAGCATCATCAAAGTAAGACACTAGCCACAGCGTTGAAATGCCTTGTTGACGTGACTTAAGTATGATTAAACGAGGATGCTGTCTGGACCTTCCATATACTACATGCTGTGCGTAGTTCATACGGAAAGTCACAGGCTCACCAGTCTTACCTATGATAGTGTAGCAATTGTTTAAACGCCACAACTTTGAACTAAGATAGCGTTCCTCAAAATCCTCATTAGATATGCCCGCAGGCGGCGCGTCATTAAAGAAATTGTAGTAACCTTCCAGGTCTGGATAAATTTCATTAAACTGCTCCTCTGTTATGAGTAAATTGCTCATGTTACGCTCCTGGTTTATCACTTAAGAAGCGTGAATACTTAGGTGCACCATCGTTTGAACCTATGTTATTCTGGATATTCACTTGCGTCATGTTCTTATTAATAAAAGACGTCTGGATATTACATAGTATGTCAGCATACGCTTGCAATTCGCTAGGATGTTCCACAGACAATAGTAGTGAGCGTATGCGCGTGTTAATCTGCATAGCAGTCTTCTGCAGTTCTTCCGACAACACTTCTAACCCGCTGATGCCTTTAGTTACAGTAGCAACAACTTCTTTGTCTAATCCTAGCTCTTCACCTACTTGTTCTATAAGAAACTTGTCTGCGTCTATTAGTTTAGCTATAGTTCCGTTTTCTTTAGCCTCTTTTAAATCGCGTTTAATAGATAACACAGAAGAATAGCTAATATTAAGTAGTTCAGCTATGTCTTTAGGTGACTGCCCTTGCTCAAGCAAATTTATTGCTTTATACTTTAGTTTGTCTTCCATCAATCACCTCATCGTGGAACTTACGCAATTGCTCAACTACTACTTGACTAAAATTTAGTTTGTTTTTAAAGCAGTAAGCTTTTACTTTTTGCACCATTTCGGTGTGTTCAGGGTTCTTAATGTCTTGCGTCGAGAAAGTATGAACTGCCATTGTTAGCTCCTATTAACTTAATAAATTAATTATAATCAAAAAACTGTACAAAGTAAATTTTTTTGTGTATATTTATATAGACAATTACGTCCACATTTACTTTAAGGAAACTAATATGAGTACTACAGGTAACACTGACACTCCTAGCTTTGAGCAACGCGTACAATCTATTGTATCTCAAGCCACAGTAGACGAATCGGGTAACTTGCAACTACCTGAAGGTATAGAAGCTGATGAAGCAGTGCTTTATGCAGCTAAATTAGAAAAGCAACGCCGTGACACTCAGTCTGCGTTTACCAAATCCCAACAGCAATTACGTGCTAAAGAAGCAGAAGCTGCTCGTTTAGCAGAGCATTGGCAGAAAGACGCGCTTGCTAATCTAAGTAAAGCAGATTTAGCAGACCTTGAAGAGCTTAAGTTACAAGACCCAGAAGCTTGGCGTGACAAGATTAATGCGTTAGAAGAACAGCAACGCGCTAAATTCCAGGAACGTCGTAACCAGGTTACTCAAGAAGCTCAGCAATTTACTGAACTTGAACTGCGTGAACAGCAACTTAATGAATTTAACCAGGCAAATCCAGACTTTCAGATTACTGATGAAGTGATCGAAAATGACATTCCTCCTCGAATTACTAAGAAACTTGAGAAAGGTGAAATTTCGTTTGGGGAATTCCTGGAAGAATGTAAGAAGTACATCAGCAAACCTAAAAAGATTGCTGGAAGTGAAGCGCCAAATGAGCCTAACCTAAGCAGAGCTCCTGGCGGTAACGCTCCGAGCCCAGAAGCAGTGCGAGCGCAAAGTACTAACAGTTATAAAAACGAAGTATTCTAGTAACTAACAAGCCGTTGTAAAATAATTCTTTACAACGGCATTTTTTTGTACTATAATAAAGTAGACGGTTGAAAAGCTACTTGTAGACTATCCAGATACTGGACTCTTCGCTTGCTTAATACTGTTGAGGTTTCCGCTTTGGAAGTACCTACTTTATTACACTATTTGCATGAGTAAGTACTTATGCAATATTAATCAACAACAAGAGGAAAAGCTTATGCCTACTGGTGTAGTGAGTATTGGCTCTGATTTAGAACGCCGTAAGTGGATGCGCGAAGGTCTTATTCAAGCTGCTTCAAAGTCGTTCTGGAGCCCAATGACAGGAAACAGCGCTGATGCCGTTGTATTCCAGGTAAACAACGAAAATTCAAAAGAAGGTCATACTGTAGTATTTGACTTTGATGGTAACCTATCAGGTAAAGCTATCAAAGGTAAAGATACAGCGTATGGCAAAGGCGAACAGAAACGTAAGTTCTCTGATAAAATTACTGTTGAGCGTTACCGTCTACCTGTAGACAACGGTGACAAGTTCGACGGTGTTAACATCGGCGACTTATCAATCAATGAACACCAAGATTCACGTACAAAGCTAGGTGATTTATGGGTTCGTTGGAAAGACCAGGCTATCTTCGATGCTGCGCAAGGTACAATTGCAACGTTAAATGACGGTGTGCAAGACCCTACGCACATTATGGACATTGGCACTACGTTCAGCTTTGACGTATTACTTGACATTGAGCGTACGCTTAAAACGTCACAAGGTTATACTACAGGCGGTGTACGTCGTCCATTGACTCCTTATCGCGTAACGACTGGTGCAAATGGTGAACAACCTGTTTGGATTTTCATGATTGATTCGCACATGGCTAACATCCTTCGTAAGGACAAAGCTGGTTGGCAGACTATCATGAAAGATGGTGACGTTCGTGGCGATGGTAACCGTAACATTACTGGTGTACTTGGTCGCGTTGGTTCACTGATGATCATGGAAGCTCCTGCGTTCTTCGGTTCTACAGGTGGCGCTGGTGCTGGCTTTACTATTGATGATTCAGAAGTTGAAATTTCTGGTATGCGTCAGTTTGACACTGTCAACAACGTATGGACAGGTCAAGAAGGTTTCGACTACTCGTCTACACTAATGTCACGTGGTCTTATCCTTGGTGCAGGTGCACTACAAATGGCTATGGGCATGCAGCCTGATTACAAATGGCAACCGTCGCAAGACTTTGGCATTAAGTCAGAATCTGCATTAGAAGTATGGACTGAAGTTCGTAAAGCTCGTTACAAGCTTGAAAGCGGTAAAGAGTACAACCAAGCTAAAGTCTCTGGCATTGACAATGGTGTAGTAGCCATTGACTTAACAATTAGCTAAGGAGTAATGTATGGCTTCTACTTCATTAGTGCGCGCTAAAACTTTGTCTCAGAAAAAAAGCGTAAGCTTTTTTGCTGCTCGCATGACCCAGGCTGTAACGCCTGGTGAAGGTGAGTTGAGTCGCGCAACTGCTAACTATCTGTTAGCTAACTTACCTGAAAAGGCTTTGATCACTAATGCTTTTATCATGGTTAACACTGCATCTGATGCAGCTACCTCTGCTGTTGGTACTTTAGGTACTACAGAAGCTGGTACGCAAATTCTTAGCGCAGCTGACCTAAAAGCAACAGGTGCACAAGGTACGTTTACAGGTGAACTGGACACTGGTACAGGTCTCCCTCTGTACTTACGTGTAGCTGTTACCGGAGCGGTAACTGTAGACGCTGATATCACAGTAATGGTCGAGTACGTTGAGTACGAGAAAACTACTGGCGAATATACGCGCTACTAATAGTGCACAGCCTGGCTTCGGCCAGGCATCCTTTTGGAGTTAGCAATGAACCTAAATATTCCTTTTGTAAACGGCACTTATATCAGAGAGTACTCAAGTTTTTTGCATACCTCACACTCACTCGCCTTTGATTTAACTGCTGTTACAGGCGGTGTGTTAACAGTAAGAGCTAAAAAACCAGGCTCGTCTTTCTTTGAAAACATCCCAGATGGTACTATTAATTTAGCTGCACCTCACACTATTGGTTTCTTTGGTATGGTAGGCGAGTATGAATTTACTTTAGCTTCTATAGCAGGTACAGCTACGTCCATTGTTATAACAGATACATCGGCGTGAGGTTGACATGACTAGAGGTTATGAATCAGATTTTCAAAACGTTGCTTATGAAGAAGGTAGAGAGTATCGTATAAGCTTGCCTCTAGTTATAACAACGTCTGCAGTCACTATCCTAAAGTTCGTTGCAGTGCGAGACTTTACCTTAGTTAACCAAGCACTGTCTTGTGACACAGAAGGCATTCTATTTGAAGCTTTTCGTTCTACGCAAGGTACAGAAGGTGGAGTGTTTGGCACGTCTATTCCTATCTACTCTAACAATTTTAGAAAAGACGCGCCTGCAATGGCTTCTACTGTTACTATATCAACAGGTGGTACGTTCACCCCTGCAGGCGGACAAACTTCTGTAGAGACTATTCGCTTGCGTACAGCTGGCTCAACAGCACAGGCTTCAACTGTAGGTAATTCAGTAGTAGGTAAACGCGGCTTATCTGCAGGAACGTATTACCTGAAGTTTACTAATTTAAATGGCAGTGGTACAGCTAACGGTGTGTATACACTAGTATTCCAGGAAGCGCTATGACACGAATAGAGAATATCATAAAGCGTGCTCGTATAACGCTCGCTGATAAAAATGCTGAGCGCTGGTCAGATGATGACTTGCTAGAAATCTTAAACGAAGGTCACAAAGATTTGTGCATTCACTCAAAGATTCTGCATGGTCGCATTGAGTTTGAACCAGTTATTGGCCAGGCCTATTATACCTTACCTGATGATGTTTGGGTGTTAACGCGTATCACATACGCAGGCAAAGTTATACCTGTTGTTTCTCATTCAGATATGGACCAAAACTCTTTAGTTCGAATCATGAATG